AATTAGAACCGAGGCTGCTGCGCCGGTGGGGCCGGCGGCGGGGTTACATCGCCTTCGATCCGAGCGAGCTTTCTTAGTCCATCTCGAATAAATTGCAGAACCGATGGGGCCATGATCACAATGACCCTCTCACGGCCTGTCTCGTCCATGAGGGGATAAAAACCTTCAAGTGCATCGGCAACTTTTGCGTAATCAGGCGGGGGGTTTGACATCATGACTATCCATAAGGTTTGGAGCGACTACACAAACACTCTGCGATCGGAAGTAGAGAGAGCGGGATTAGCAAACTGGCAATCGCTCGACGCAAATGCAGGGAGCTTGATGCAGACTGCGCGATCGTATGTGCACACAACGCCAGAGATTGACGCCGCCTTCGACGCCGCGGTCAGGTGGTGCAAACAGTTTTCCCAAGAGATTGCTGAAAGGGGGCTTCTCTATTCAGCGACCGCTCCCACGAGTCAGCAAGCGCGAGAACTTGCGCTTGGGGCACTGCGCGAACTTGAGGAGCGACTGGCCGATGCTAGACCTAGCGAAACAGCCATACACCTCGGGCTAGGATGGTAAGAGCAGGTAGCACCCCGCAATTCCCTGCGGCCGCCCGATCCTACCGTGCCACGGTGCGGCCCTCGCGCGTCGCGCTATATGCCCCTGTTCAATTCAGCAAGCCGGGCGAACGGATCGTTGGCGGCATCTGGTGCAGTGTCAGCATCTTGCGCAGTGTCGGCCGGCGGCGTCTTCGGCATCGGAGTGAAGCCGCGCGGCGCGAACAAGTCCGGCGTTCGCAGATCCTCGGGAATGCCACGCTCCTTCGCCGCGCGTGCCCAATCGTCGGCCGTGTATGTAGTCAGATAGGCGTTTGCGAGCGCCCGATTGTAGACGCGACAATCGAGCCAATGATTCTCACGGTTGTTGCCCAGCTTCCAGACTTTGCGCGGCCGGCCACGATACGTTTCCTCCTCAAGATATTCTGAAGTGATCTGCTTAAAGTAATTTTCGTCGAGGAATGTGCCGAAGTGGCAATAGCCAGGCGGATATGTCACGGCCGATCCGTCCGACGATGCTGTGAGCGCGAGGTCGGCATAGAAGGCCGATTTCATCACCCAAGTCCCAACGGCGCGCACCTTGGCGCCGCCCTTCATCCGGCGGCCGCTATAGCTCACATTAACATCCGCCGCGACGCCGAGCGGTACTTTGCCCCAGCCTTCCGCGCCCTTCAGTGCCTTCGATCCAGGGTGCCGCCGAGTCCACTCATAAACGACATCGGTCCTATAGCCTGAATCGATCCCGAACTCATCAGCTCGCCATTCGTTCCCATAGCCATCCGGCCAGGCGCGACGCCAGAGTTCAGAGAGCGCAGCGAAGGCGCCCTGGTCGACGGCAGTGGTCGCCCCGTCAAGATAATCCGCGTGGATCACCCAGCTGCGCCGATCGGGCGCATGCGCGAGGACTTCCACATAGATGCCGCGCATCTGCACGTCCGCTGCGATCGTGAGCAACAGCGGGCCGGCGGGAATGCGGCCGCTCGGATAATCCTCGCGCCGCTCGATCAGCCGAACGTGGTCCGGTGTGTCGCCGCGCACTTCATAGGCTTCGCCGCGGGTCAAATTCCAGAACGTCTTGAGCTCCGATTGATCGTTCAGCGCCTGTACGTTCAGCCAGCGCTCGGCGACCGCATCCCACGGTACAAACGGCGAGCTGAGCGTGTCGAAATGATAAGATGGAAACTTGCCGGGCCCCGGCGCCGCAGCAATCCAGCCGTTCGGCAAACCATCCTCACGGCGCGGCGCATGGCGGCTGCCTGCGCGCACCAGGGCGTTTTTCTGATTGGCTTCGATTATGGTCCCGCAACACGGCGCGATGTAGTGGGCAGCGTAGGGGTAGGTGTCGTTAAATCGGAAATTCAGATCAAAGCGGAAGACGAAAGGCTCGCCGCAACCAGGGCAGTCTACGTGCCAGTAGCGCTGGTCCCCGCGCTCAAAATGGTCCGTAATGTAGCACTCGCCGACGATGGTCGGCGTCGAGATGTTCGTCTCTTTCCAATCTCCTGAAGCGAGGAAGGCCTCGCCGCGCGCCTCGATCATCCCGTGCGGCGAGCCCTGTCCATCCAGGTCGTGCGGGTACTCCGAGGCCTCATCCTTGATGCGCCTCTTCTTGGTAATCGAGCGCAAGCCGGCCGCCGAATTGGCGATCACCAGCTGCAGCGATCCGCCAGGATAGCGCTTGTTGTATGTCGTCGAACCTTCGCCCGACCGAGCGATCTGCGACGCTACTTTCGCCTTTAGCGCCGAGGTAGCCTCGATGCAGGGTGTGAGTTTGTCTCTGATAAATTTATCAAGTGCGTCTTGTGTCGGCTGTACCAGCAGCACGCCGCCCTGCGGATCGCAATCGATCGAATGGCCGGCTCCGGCGATCGCCATCATGCTGAAGCCTGTCTGCGCCGATTTTCGAATGACTTGCTTATTTACAGGTGCCGCTGGCCCCATATTGTCCAATGGCTCCACTACGTATGGTGTCAGCGCTGGATCCCACTTTTCGCCGGCGTGCGGGCCGTCCGGCACAATCAGATTAGCGGCGGCCCATTGCGATGGCGTGATCTCCGCCGGCGGCAGGATGATCGGCCGCATAGTGCGCAGCAGCACTTCGCGAACGGATTGCAAAATTGCGTTCATGTTTTAGCGATCTGCGGGGTCAAGATCGCCCCGCGCGGGGGCAATCTCTTCCTCCATGGAGAGCGTGCGGCCCGCGAGAGCCGGAAACGTGGCGAGCATCCGATCGAACGCGGCCACAATCGTCGTGCGAAGGTGGCGAGCATCTTGGCGATACTGCGCGCGCGCGCCGCGCTCGCCATCGTGCCCGACGCCGGCCGCCATCTCTGCCGCATGCGCCGGAAGTCGTTCGATTGCCGCGACGATGGCCTCCGCACATGCCTCCGCGGCCGGCCCGAGCTCGGCGATCTCCACCAACGCGCCCTGTTTCTGGCGCAGGTCGTATTCTCGCAGCGCGGCCTCTGCCTGCGCTTTACGGATTTGGGCGTCCCGATAGCTCTGGCGCCACCTCTCGCGTTTCGGAGAGCATCTCGCGCGCGGCATCGCCGCTCTCGCCAATGGCCGCGAGAAATTGCACCAGGTTCACAAGCTTCCGGCGGCCTCTTCCCTTCCTCGTCTGAACGCGGCCGTCCTGTTCTAAGGCGGCGACGCGCATTGAGATCGCCGGCGCGCCGACGCCCCGCCGCGCGGCCAGCTCGCTGATCGTCAGCCACAACGCAGCGTCACCAGAAGCCGCGATTTCAGGGAGAGAGGTCATCATGTCTTTAATGAATTCAGTGCAGTTTTATTGTGTGCGGCTAGCGTTTTCTCGCGCTGCGCGCACAGCGCGGGCTACACCCCCCGTAGGAAGGACCCGTTACCGCTGCGCGCGACAGGGTGATGAAGAAGCTTGGAAGCTTTCCGCCATACTGACCGGCGCAGAGCATCCTGCATCTGCTTACCGCTCAGCGCATTCATTGCCGCCTGATAGGAGACGATGACCTTTTGAACCCGGTCCAGGTGGTCCGGGTAGCTCTTTTTGCCTGGACCACCAAAAAGCGCTGCGCCGCAGTGCTTGGTCCAAGTGGTCCAGGTGGTCCAAGTAAAAATAGAAAATACCAGACTGCACGGATGCTTCATGGATGCGAAAACACCCGTTCACGCCAGCATACGAGAACATGCGCTGTGTAGTTTCCACGCGCGCGCGCGACCCGGACCACCCGGACCACCTGGACCAGCCCTTTATTGACGGGCCCTTTTGCCGGTCCAGGCAAAAAATGGACCCTGGACCACCTGGACCAAAAACCTCAAAATGCAACTTCTTCGTTGGCTATTTGCGCCGCCACAACCTCGCTCTCGCTCGGCTGTAGGTCCGCAAACCATTCAAATTTCTGCCCGAGCTGCGCGTCGAATGCGGTGCGGCACTCATCTAGCGGCGGCAGCACGAACGAGCGGACCCTCCTGGTTACGCCGGGTTCGACTTCGATCCGCGGCCGTGTTTCGTCAAGACCGGGCGCAATCTTACGCAGCCGCTTAGCGAACGTCGGCGGGTCGTTCTTCCGTCGCGCGCCGATCTCGTCGGCGTAACGCACGTAGTCGGAATAAAAACTGTCTTTGGCTACGTGCAGAGGCCAGGATTCCAGGCTTCGCATCGGCGCACCATCCATCAAACGGGCGAGCCACCACGAGTGGAGGGCATCGAGGGAGCGGACCTTCTGTTCAAGCAGGGCAGCCGTGCGAGGTATCTGCCGCAGATTGATCGAGCTCAGATCAAACTTTTGCAAGTCGAAGAGCAGGCGCTCACGTCCGCCATTATCGAGCTCTTCCTGCATTTCCCGAAAATAGGCAGCATTCTCCGCGCAGCGCGGATGTACGTCGAGCACACAGAATCGGCGCTCGCCGAGCCCCGCAGGAACAACCCAGTCTTCATTCGAAGTCATTAGTACGCGGACAAAATTGCGGATGCGAATCGGATCGATGCCTTTCGCTTCGATCATCTGCGACTCGGAGGTGATCAATCCCTTGAGACGACCTTCGGCATGTTTGTCGCCGGCCCAAACGGCTTCCTCGGCCTGCAGTAGCAGGCACGAGGCCATATGTGCGTTGAAATTGCCCACGATGTATCTTGGATCATCAACTTGAAAATAGTGTGCCGGGAATAGCGAGCCAATCACCTCGCCGATCTTCGTCTTTCCCGCGCCCTGGCGCCCTCGCAAGACGAGCGCGGTGCCGATCCGATCGCGAGGGCACTGGACGATATGTGCAAACCATCCAAAAACCCAATCGAAGAGAGCTTGGTTTCCTTCGCAGACATTGTTGAACAAGTGATCGCGAAAGATTGTCCATGATCCGCTCGATGCCGGCACAACGCTGACACCGCGCCATAGGTTCAGATAGCCTTCCGCGCTCTGCGCACCGTCCGGATTTGGAAAGAATTCAATCCCGGAATATTGCCTCCGACCTTTATCGGACCGCCAAGCCTTCGACCATGTGATCATTCGGCGGCGGCCGTCCGCTCCAGTCACTTCCGTGAAGTGATTTGAGAACCAGTGGTCGAAAGCTTCGATCGCGAGCACCCGAACGCGGTCCTCGATTGGTCCGCCTGGCTGTTCCTTGACGACGACGGCGCGCGAGCCAAGAAGAACCAGCGCATAATCGCTGTTGATTTTGGCAACATCGTAGCCGCCTGCGCGAAGCTGCGGCGGTTCATCTGCCGCCTCAACCGGGCCGTCCGCTTGCTCTGCCTGGGCGGACTTAGACGAAGCGCGCTGCGCGCGTGAGCGCGGCCGGCGCGCGGATTTTTTCGGAGAACCGCCGACGGCGGGCGGCGACGCTAACGATATGACATTGTCGGCCGCGGCTGGAGCATCAGTTGCGGGGCGCCCGGTGGGATCGCGCGGCGGTGAAAGAGTCGATTCCACAACGGCCGGCTCGGCCAGCGGCTGCGCGCCATCGCAAATCGCAAGGATCTGTTGGCTGGGATCTTGACGGGTCACGCCGGGCTTTCTTGGTCGACTGCAACGTCATGCTTGAGCAGCTCCGGGCCTCTCAGCACGTCGTCAAAATCCTTGCCCTCGGGCGCCCAGGCCACCACCACCTCGAGTCCAGGCCGCGCATAGTGCTTCGTCGCACGCGCCATCACGCATTCGGTCGAGAAACGATCGCTGGTGGAATCGCCCAGCAGCACCAGGCGGGAGACCGTGGGAGGGATCGCGATCGCCGGCGCTGCCAAGTCAGGCGCCGGGCCCGGCACGCGCAGCGGGCGGCCTTTGTCGCTCTTGAGAAACGGATGTGCGACCGTCTTCTCGGCCTTACCGCCGAGATTGCCGAGGTCGACCGAGGTCCAGAACGCGGTCGCACTGAGATCGCGACCGCCGGCGGCGTAAGCCGTCCACACCGCCAGCACCTTCTCGATGCCCTCGCCCAGCACCAGCTCGCGCGGATCCTTGCAGCCGGTGAGATCGATATGGCCGCCTTTCTTGGAGCCGCGCACTTTTTTCGCCGGCAGCGCCGCCCCGCTCTTGGCGTCGACGATCGCCGCCTTGCCCTTGGGCTGTGCTAGATCCAGCCAGGTGGTGTGCACGCCGGCGAAACGGCCGTCGCGCTGGATCTTGGCGAGCATCGCCGGGCCGCTGTGCACCAAGCGGAATTTCGGCCGATCCTCGACATAGAGCCGCGCCGCCGGGTCGAACCACAGCCGCACGTCGGCCGGCATGTCGAGCCCGCGGATCTCGCGCAGATAGCGTTCCCCGATCGTGCCGCCGATCGGCTGGGTATATTTCAGCAGATCCCAGGCGCGGCCGCGCTCGCGATCGCGCCAGCTGTTGTGCTCGGCCTCGCGCTCGGCCTGTCGCTCCGCGCGCATTTCTTCGGCCTTGGCGGCCTCGACCGGGTCGATCTCGCGCACTCCGCCCAGCCGCTCGACCGCGGCGGTGAATTCAATACCCTCGCGCTTCATCATGAGTTTGATAACGTCGCCGCCGTCCGAGCAGCTAGCGCAGACCCAGCCCTCGGCATCGCATTCGAAACTGGTGGAATCCTTGGCGTGCGGATCCGGCGAATGCAGCGGGCATGGCCCCATCATCTTCTTGCCGTGCCGACGCAAGCTCACCCATTGCGCCGCGACCTGGTCGCACGGGTTACGCGCCTTGATGTCCTCGATCTG